GGAGACCAGGCTTTTCTAGCTCTAAGAGCCTTCTCCATAATCAAGTCGATATCTTCGTCGGTTAGTGTACTAGGGTCTTTGACAGTCTTGTAAAAAATGCCTATGTAGTATCCAGGGGTTGTAAACGGAAATCTAAAGACAAGGCAACGGCCAAATCTAAATGGCATGTCAGTTTCTTGAGTACTGCCTACCTCAACAACTGGTAGAAGCTTCTTATGCCAGTAGCGCAGTTTTCCAACGTATAGTGGTCCGAGTGATTTCATCATTAATCTATAGCAAAACCGCTGCCATCACCGTACATGTAATTAGCAAACTCTTTAGTGTCATTAAGTTGAAGGCGTCTATCTCTAGACATTGAGCCTGGGTCTGCTTCACCCATACGCGGCCACTGGTCCAAACCAGAGCTTGCTAGGTATCGTCCCTTAGACTCTGCCAACACAAACCCTTCCCACATGTGATGAGGTACGTCGTAGTAGTTCCACCAAGTACCGTCTCTAAATACAACAGTCATAGTTTCTGTTTTAAAGTCATATCCAGCCTTAAGAGTTCTAGGACGCTTAGGGTTTGAAGAGGTGGTGGCGCGAACGTTTGCCGTGCTAACTACTTGAAAAGTATCGTCCTGCTCTTCTTGAGGCTTGGACTTAGGGCTTAAGTGGAAGAGGTACTCATCAAGAGTTGGAAGCGTGCTTTTAGTGTGGGTCTGACCAACGTTGTATCCAAATAGAACGTCAACGCTGGGTATCTGTGCTCTCTTTTTTGCCATGATTAATCCCTACAGACGTGGTCGCCTGTTTTAGTTTCTAGTACCCGGTCGTTGCACTGGGAGCAAATCATTACACGGGTAGGCTTAAAGTTATTCTGGGCAGTTGAGCCCGTTGGAAAATCGCTGCCATCTTCTGGCAGTTCTGAGTCATACTCAGTAACAATCTTTGGTTCTCTAAAAAGTTCTCGAGGAAAGGGACCGCTTGGGTTCGTTACCGATGATGGGACTGGATGAACCTGCACAGCCTTTACACGAGTTGTTCTCACTCTGCTGCCTTTTCAGCTTTCTTATCTTCCTTAGGAAGAGCAAAGTGACCAGCAAGAGCGCGTTCTCTTAAATGCTTTGGTAGGCAAGGGTTGCAGTAGTCAACGTGATTGACTCCTGGGTCTGCTACGCGATAGTCGGCTTTTCTTTCACAATTAAAACACTTCATAAGTTCTCCTTCTTTACCTTAATAATACCCTAGAAACAACAAAGGGCGGGTTTGACCCCGCCCTAAGTTTTGGAGGTAGATGTTACTTGGTCTTTGCGGCTTTCTTAGCTGGGGCCTTTGCTGCCTCTTTTACGAGGAAGTCCTCAACTACCTTTGCTACAACACCAAATGCTGGGTCTTTTGGATTGACGGCACGTAGTGCTACTGGAAGAGTTGATGCAAGTGCAGCAATAAGAATTGATTTAACATCAGTATTGCCTGTTGCATAAACTGCAGTTGCTGCTGCTAAGAACGAGCGTCCATAAGAAGCGAGCATAGCTTTAAGTGACTTTGAGTCGAACTTCATAGTTCCTACTTTCTCCCTTTCGGGGATATCAAGATACTATAAATTTCATCAATGCGCCCCTCTAGTTTTTCAACGCGGGTGCTCAACTGATTAACGGTGTCTTTGATACTTGAGCCTCCATTGGGCTTAAGTTCAGATAGATAGTGCTTTACGAGCCACTTGACTCCAAAAGCTGCAGAAGTAATTACTGAAATAAGGGTGGCTGTAAATCCAAGCCAATCAACAGCAGACATTAATATCCATTCCATGATGTGAGACAGGTCACAAAATGTTGTCCATATTAATATCTCGGATAATATTAAATAATATTAAGTGCTATTTATACACGAATACGACTTTATTTGTACTGTTAAAAAATTAATTTCTTGTTCAACTTGACACGGTACGTAACTCTTTGGTTTCCTAGACCTTGCGAAGCGCCAGAAATGGCGCTTTTCCTAACTGAGAGGAGCAGCAATGCTTAATATCAGAGAGAACATAGCAACGGTTGCTGTGATTGCGGTGTATGGATTAGTGCTAGGAACACTTCCACACGCCTTAGCCGCCGACATTGAGCCTTCTAGCCAAGAGGGAACAACTGTTACGGTAAAAGTAGACCCACTGCAAGAGTTTAGAAATGCAAAGGAATTAACCCAAGCAGAACTAAAATCTTTGCTTAAAGCAGTTGGTTTTGAGGGAAAGGCTCTCAGGACTGCTTGGGCAGTTGCTATGAAAGAATCGAATGGTCGCCCTAAAGCGTTTAACGGCGATTTAAGTACTGGCGACAACTCGTATGGAATCTTCCAAATCAACATGCTTGGTTCATTGGGAGAGGACCGTAGGGAGAAATTCGACTTAAAAACAAATAAGCAACTCTTCGACCCCGTGACTAACGCACAGATTGCGTATCACATGACTGCTGGTGGCGAAGACTGGTCATCCTGGAAAGTGTATCCAGGCCAGAACAACGGAGAACGATTTGAACAGTTCTACGAACTGTTTCCTAACATCTAATCTATAAATAAAAAAGCCCCTGCTTTTGGCAGGGGCTTTTTTGTTGGACTACTAGGAAGCAGTTGCCCAAGGGGTAATTGTGATTGTTGCAGTTGTTGCCACTGAAGCAGTACCAGCTGCTGTGCTCTGAGACTTGATTGTTCCAGCGACTGCCACGACTGAACCTGTAAGGCCTGTAAGAGCCAATACTGTGGTTGCTGTGGTTGTAACTGTGAATGTGTTGTCTGTGAGCTTAGTGATTGTGTATGTGCCGTTAACAGAAGCATCAACGCCAGAAATTGTGACCTTGTTACCGGTTACAAATCCGTGTGAAGAATCAGTAATGGTTGTTACACCTGAACCTGCTGTACGTGAAGCTGCTGTAACAACTCCAGCTGCGTTAGTTGCTGCTGAAGCAGTTGTGATGTTAGCTGTCTCGTAACCAGCGTCCTTAAGAGCATCAAGAGCAAGAGCTGTTGTAAGTCCAAGAACGTTAGGAACAATAATGTTTCCAATACCTACGCCATCAGCTGCTGTAAGAGCAGTTGTTGACTGTACCTTGCCATACTGACCTGTAATAAGACCAGCGTTTGCTGCGTTAGTTACAGTGAACTTTAGCTTGTCTGCTGAGACCACTGTTGCTGAAGAAAGATTGTAAGCACTTGCTGAAAGACCTGTAATGTTTACAACGTCTCCTGCAGCAAGGTTGTTCTGTGATGTGTAAGTAACAGTTGTTCCATCACCAGAAACTGCTGTGATGATGAAGTTTCCTGCTCCAGCTGTAAATGCTGGATATCCTGACCAACCTGCTTCTGCATTTGCGTGGTTGTCAAGAGCTGAATCTAGGCGAGCGCTTGGATATACGGAATAACCGCTCCAATCGTAGTTTTGAGCTGCGTCTGCTGCTACAACAACTGTGGCTCCGCCATCTGTGCGGTCATCGTTTGGCTGCATAGGGAAGTTACCCCATACAAAGTCAACGGCTTGCTGACCTGATGTATCTGTTGCCATTATTTACCTTTTCTCTAGAGTTTGGTTAGCAGTCCCATGCGCGGAGGGACTTGTTAATTCTACTGTTAGGGTCCCTTGCAGTCTTGCTAGACGTGTTCTTCTTTTTCATACCTTCCATACGAGAACAGAAGGATTTACGACGAGCCGCAGACTTTTTAGATTTAGCAGCCTGTTCTTTTTTAACAGGAGGCTTTAAATTACTGCCTGGGTTTTCTCGTTCGTAACTCTTACGGCCTTTTTCATTTAGGCCACCTTTTTGATTCTTACCCTCTTTGCGGGTCCACGCTGCTGACTTAGCCATTAGTTGCTACTTTCTCCATTTACTCCGCGTCCCGGAGTTGCGTATGAAAACATTGTTGGTTCTTCTGTACTTACAGGAAGATTTCTCAATCCAAAACGACTGTCTTTAACAGTGTTAGGCGTATTAAGAGCTTGCTCTTGAAATTCAAGGTTTCTCATGGTGACCAACGACTCCACTGCAAAGCTTGAGTGTGTTTAGCATCAATTGCTCCAGTTGCTCTTGTTAAAGAGTCTCTAAACTCCCGACTATTATTTAATCGGGGTTGTGGTTGTTGTTGACCCTGTTTGACCTGTCGACGCGGTTGCTTGCGGCGTTGTTCCACCAGAGACTCCTGTCTTACGAGTACGAGTACGTTTTGGTTTTGCAGCTGCTGCAGCTGTTGTAGCTCCTACAGAACCACCGCCAGAATCTCCGCCACCAAATTGACGTGGACTTCCTACACCTGCAACGTAGTCAACTCCTTGACGTATTGGCGCAGGTTCTTTTCCAGCCCAATCATCTGCCTTATCTCTTCCAACATGTGCAGCGTAATTTCTATATGTGTTAGCTGCTTCAGCTGGACTTAGCTCTCCACTATCAACACGAGCTTGAATTTTTTTAACAGTATTGCGAGGTCCGCTTGAACTCTTCTTTTCTTTTGGAGCAGTTGTTCCAGAAGGAAACGCCATAGCGCCCATCTTTGTTCTAAATCCGCCTTTAGAATCCATTTCATAATCTGTAACTTCTGGATTAGCTCCGCGGAAACGTGTAAATAAATCTGCTTGATGTTCACGACCATAGGTCATACGTGCTGTGTCTCGAGTAGCACGAATATCACCAAGCTC